ACATTACCAATATGAAAGCTGGAGGGTTAAAAGAAAAAATAGTCAATATGATGAAAGAAATAAATCAAGCTATAATTGATGCTAATGCAGAAGGGCTTATAACAGAAAAGAGCAAGGAAACTACAGTACAAAATTTAAGTATGATGGGAGAAGCAGTTAAAAATTTTAAAGATGGGTTTATGGAATCAGTTAATGCTCAAAAGACTGGAATGGAACAAATAAAAGATATAGGAAAACAAACTTTTGGAGAATTGAAAAAAACATTATCTGATTTTGTTATGACTGGTAAATTAAACTTTCAAGACTTTGCAAGAACTATTGTTAGAAGCTTTGTAGAAATGCTAATAGGTCAAGCTGTTCAATTTGCATTTAAAAAATCAATGGCACTATTTAAATTTGATGCAATAAAAAAAGCTATGATTAGTTTATATGAAGGTGCTATGAAAACATTTGCCAGTATTCCTTTTCCATTTAACATTGCTTTAGTTGGTGGTGCTATTGCTTTCGGTATGGGTTTAATAAATAAAATAAAAGGATTTGAAAAGGGTGGTAGACCCCCAGTAGGTAGACCTAGTTTAGTAGGTGAAAAGGGAGCAGAATTATTTGTACCTGATCAAGCTGGAACTATTGTACCGAATGATAAATTAGGAATGATGAATAGGCAACCAGTAACAGTAAACTTTAATATTAGCACAGTAGATGCTAGAGGTTTTAATGAGTTGTTAGTCAATAGCAGAGGAACAATAGTAAATCTAATCAATAGTGCAGTAAATGAAAAAGGTAAAATGGCAATAATATGAGTGGAACATTACCAGATACAAATTTTACAGCGATTAATTTACAAAGTAATCAAAAGACTTTATTTTCTGAAACAGATAGTGGTAAATCTTTTAGAAGGCAAGTACAAGGTCAAAGGTTTAGTTTTACAGTAAGCTATCCACCAATGAAGAGGTCAGACTTTGCTCCAATTATGGCTTTTATAATGAAGCAAAGATCAAGACAAGAAGATTTTACAATAACTATGCCAAGCTACTTAAATTCTCAAGGAAATGAAACTGGAACACTTTTAATCAATGGTTCTCATAGTGCATCAGACACCACAATAGCAATAGATGGTTTTGCTGGAGATGGTGCTGGTAGATTAAAAGCTGGTGATTTATTAAAGTTTGCACACGACAAAGTTTATATGGTAGTAGAAGATGTAACCAGTTCAAGCAACTCTGCAACAGTAACTATAGAACCGCCATTAAGAACTGCACTTTCAGATAATAGTGCCGTTACTTATGACTCCGTTCCTTTTAAAGTTCATTTAACAAGTGATGTTCAGGAGTTTAAAACAACAGAAAATGATAGTAATGGTAATTTATTATTTACTTATGAGTTTGATGTAATAGAGAGTTTATAATGGCTAGAGGTTTAACAAGTGCAGTAAAAACCGAACTAGCAACTGGTATTATAGAGCCAGTACTATTATTAGAAATAGGTTTTGGAACACCAGTATATTTAACAAATGCAAGTTTTGATATTACTTCAAGTGTGTCAGGGAGTTCAAGAACTTATCTAGCTAATGGTCATTTAAAAAGTATTACAAATGTAAGTGAAACTAATACACCTACAAAAAACACTTTAGGAATTAGTCTATCAGGTGTAGATCAAACATATATAAGTGTAGCTTTGAATGAAAATATTATTAATGATGATGTTTATATTTATAGAGGTTTTTTAAATAGTAGTTTATCTTTAATAGCTGATCCTTTTTTATTATTTTTTGGAACTATAGATGAATTTAAAGTAAATGATAACACTTCAACTGCAACTATTACTTTAACAGTTACTTCACATTGGGGAAACTTTAGCAAGATTAATGGTAGAACTACAACAGACAATTCTCAACAAAGAATTTTTAGTGGCGACAAAGGAATGGAGTTTTCAGCATTAACTGTAAAAGATATTAAATGGGGTAGAGTTTGAGTATTCATTTATACAATGCTGAAAAGAAAGATGTTAAAATTGTTTGTGATTTAATGAATGAATTTAAAGAAGTGGATTTACAAGAATTAAATTACCCAGAGGTAGATCACAATAAATTAAATACTTTTATAAAAATTATGTTAGAAAAAGGTAAAATTATTTTAGTAAAAGATTTAGATTTAAACCAAGTAATAGGGTGTGCAATTTTTGGAAAAACAGAATATTGGTTTAGCAAAAGTGAGTGTATTCATTTGCATACTATTTTTGTTAAAAAAAATTTTAGAAACTTTAAACTTGTAGCAACATTAGTAGATGCAATCAAAAAAGCATCAGAGGATTTACCTATTTATTTATCGGTAACAAGTGGACTTAACATAGACCCAGTATTTAAAAAATTAGGGTTTGAAAGTTTAGGTGGTAACTGGAGATTAAATTAATGTGTAATCCGTTTCAAGCAGTAGTAGACTTTGTAGCTCCAGTTGTAGATTTTGTAGGTGATTTAGTTCAAGATGTCATAGGGTGGTTAACACCACAACCTGAAATACCTGATTTTGGTGAAAATTTAACAGAACAAACTAATAGAGGTGTATTAGTAAATAAATTTAATGCTAATGCTCATATACCAATAGTGTATGGTACAAGAAAAGTTGGAGGTAATGTTGTATTTTTAGAAACTTCAGGAACAGATAATCAATATTTATATATGGCTATAGTATTAAGTGAGGGAGAAGTGAATGACATAACAGCTATATTTATAAATGATAATCAAGTTACATGGTCAGGAGATATTGCAGACAATACACAAATAACTGTAGGAAGTGGAGATGCTAATTTTTTTAGTGGATCAAGTTTAATAACTTGCGAACCCCATTTTGGTAGTGATAGCCAGACTGCATCTTCATTATTATCAACTTTAAGTTCATGGACTTCAAATCACAGACTTAGAGGTTTATGCTATTTAGCTATTAGATTTGAATGGAATCAAGACAAGTTTGGTTCATTACCAACAGTTCAAGCAGTAGTACAAGGTAAGAAAGTATATAATCCAAATTTAGATAGTACTGTTACTGGTGGAAGTGGTAGCCATAGAGCAGATACAAGTTCAACTTGGGAATATTCAGACAATCCTATTTTGCAACTATTAGATTATTTAAGAAACGATAGATTTGGAATGGGTATAGCAAATAGTTATTTTGATAGTAACTTTGCAGACTGGCAAACTGCAACAGATGTTTGTGATGCAAATATAACCCCTTATAGTGGAGCTAGTCAGATAGATTTAATGGATAGCCACACAGTAGTAGATACATCAAAAAAAGCTATAGATAATGTAAAAGAATTTGTAAGAGGGTCAAGGTCTTATTTAAACTTCTCTGGAGGTATCTATAATATTTTAGTTGAAACAACCAGCTCTGCATCAATAACACTTACTGAAGATAATATTATTGGTGGTATATCGGTAAACAGTAAAAACAAAAATTCAAGATATAACAGAGTTATAGTAAACTTTACCAATCCTGAAAAAAATTACCAATCAGACACAGTACAATTTCCTCCAGTAGATGAAACTGGTTTAGCTAGTGCAGATCAACACGCAACTATGAAAACAGCAGATGGGGGGTTATTGTTAGAAGGTAGATTTGACTTTCCAATGTTTACCAGTCCATATCAAGCTCAAGAGATGGCTGAAATTATTTTAAGGAGGTCAAGGTCAAGTTTAGACATTAGCCTTACTGCTGACGCAACTGCATTGGATTTAGCAGTAGGAGATGTTGTAAATATCACTCACGCAACACCAAGTTTTTCAGCAAAAGCATTTAGAATACAAGGTATGAATGTAAACAGCGACCACACAGTAGCTTTACAATGTTCTGAACATCAAGACAGTTTTTACACTTTTGGAACACAGCAAGAAGTTGCGAGTATCCCAACAACTACATTACCAAACCCTTTTGTAATACAACCTCCAGCTAGTGTAACACTATCAGATCAACTTATAGAATATAATGATGGAACAGTTATTGTAGCTTTGGATATTACTGTAGGAGCATCTCCTGATAATTTTATAGATTTTTACCAAGTCGAATACAAACTCAGTACAGATTCAGATTTTATTATATATGCTCAAGGCTCTGGATTAAATCATAGAGTTTTAAATGTGATTGACCAACAGACGTATGATGTAAGAGTAAAAGCTGTAAGTACTGCTGGTATATCTTCAACGTATGTATCAGCTCAAAGAAAGATAGTGGGTGCGATAGCTCCGCCTTCAGATATAACAGACTTTTCTTGTAATGTATCAGGTCAAGAAGCTCATTTGTCATGGGAAGCTGTAACAGATTTAGATTTAGCTTTTTATAATTTAAGGTTCTCTGAAGAAACTGACGGAACTGCTGATTGGCAAAACTCTGTTGCATTGGTGGAAAAAATATCAAGACCAGCTACATCAATATCTGTTCCAGTACGACAAGGAACTTATTTAATTAAAGCAGTCGATAAATTAGGAAACTTTAGTTCAAATGCAACTGCTATCATATCGAATGTAACAAGTGCAATTAATTTTAACAATATTGCTACACAATCAGAACACCCTACTTTCGGAGGTACATTTACAGATACCATTTTAATAGATGGTGCAATAGAGTTAGATAGTACAGAACTATTTGATTCTGCTAGTGGAAACTTTGATGATGATACAGATAGATTCTTTGATCAAGGAGCTAGTAATTTTGATTTTGTATCAACTGGTAACTATGAATTTGAAAATGTAATTGATATAGGAGCAAAACATACTGTAAGAATAACAGCATCAATGACACAGACCTCCGATAACCCAGACGATTTATTTGATGGAAGATCAGGAAATTTTGATGATGCTAGTTCTAATTTTGATGGAGATACACCCGCTAACTGTAACGCACATTTAGAAATAGCAACTAGTGACGATAATGTAACATTCACAGATTTCAGAGGATTTGTTATTGGCGAATATGAAGCAAGATATTATAAATTTAGAGTTGTTTTAATTTCAAGAGATAACGCATCAACACCAGTAGTATCTCAAGTGAGTGTAACTCTTGATATGCAAGACAGAATATTTAGTGGTAACGATATCGTTTCTGGAACAAGTACAAAGTCAATAGCATTTGACAAACCTTTCAAAACAACTAATTATGCTGTAGGAGTAACTGCTCAAGGTATGGCAACTGGAGATTATTTTACAGTAAGTAACAAGGCGATTACTGGTTTTGATGTAGCATTTTTTAATAGTTCTAATACTGGTATATCAAAAACATTTGATTTTATTGCAAAAGGATTCTAAAAGGAGTATAAATAATTATGGCACAACATGATATGAACATAGCAAACCAATCATTTCCTAGTTTTAGGAGTGATTTAAACAATGCTCTGGGAGCATTAAATTCAATGCACTCTGGTACATCAAGACCTAGTGGTGCAGTTGTAGGAACACTATGGTTAGATACAACCAACTCTGGAAGTAACAGTCTGGAAATAAAATTTTTTGATGGCTCAGATGATATTTCATTTGCGACTGTAGATACATCTGCAAACACTATAAATTTTATAGATAGTGCAACACAATCAGATTTAGTTAACGACAGTTCTCCCCAATTGGGAGCTGACTTGGACACGAATAGTTTCAATATTAAAATTGATGACGCACATGGAATAAATGATGATGATGGAAACGAACTTATTATATTTCAAAAAACTGCATCAGCAGTAAATCAATTTGATATAACAAACTCTGCTACTGGCAACCCACCAAAGTTAAGTGCAACTGGTGGAGATAGTAATATTGATTTAGATATTGAAGCTAAAGGAACTGGTCATGTAACTGTAAGAGGAAACACTAATTCTGGTGCAATACAGTTTAATTGCGAAAATAACTCACATGGTCAAATAGTTAAGGCACAGCCACATTCAGCATCAGTAACAAATGAATTATTATTACCAGACGGAGCAAACTCAACTCTTGTTTCTTTAGTATCTACTGGAACATTAAGTAATAAAGTAAATATTCCAAAAACTGAAACAGCAACTATATCTACAAGCAAAACACTAGACTTTGATACAAATCAAAATTTTATACTTACTTTAGGTTCTGGAGCAAATACACTAGCACAACCAAGCACAGAAGCTGGGAACGTAGGACAAACTGGTATTATGGTATTTATTCAGCCTTCTAGTGGAAGTGCTGGAACAGTTAGCCTACATGGTGATTATGAAACTGTAGGGGGTGCTGGTTTGACTTTATCAAGTACTAATTCAGCTTATGATGTAGTGCCTTATTTAATCAAAGCAGATAATTCTATTCTGCTAGGAACACCACAACTGGCATTTAGTTAATGGTAGCAAATGAAAAATGGTTTACTGGCTCTGGTGCTTCAGCTGATTTTTATTCTTATCAAATAGAGCAAAGTTGTAGATTTGAATTTTCAGACAAT